TGAGTAAGTCTTCTGATCTTCTTCTTAGTTGTTTAGATTTTTTTTGATTCATAGTTCTTTACTAATTTCCAATAGTTTAAAATGCTGTTAAACATTTCTGTATGTTTTGTTTGAGAGTCTCTATCCCAGATATGACATGAAATAAGATCATGTTGTTTCCTATCTACAAAGATAGATACACGTTCAACGTCAGTGTAACCACAACCCTGTGCATAAGCAGACAACTGCATACCATGCTCATCGTATACTAATGAAGCAGGGTCTTTACCTTCTAAGTTGTCTTTTGTTTTGAAGTCTACAAAGATTCCGGTAGTAGAATATAAATCTATCTTACCACCATAACCTAAGTCAGCACAAAAAGAATCCTCTGCTATCCAATGCTCGTTAGGAAATTCTTTATCTAAGAAAGCTTTAACAGCCTTGTAAGGTTTGTTTGTTTTACCGCCCTCAAACCCCTGCTCAATCATAGCATGTATTTTAGTACCTTGTTCTGCGGCTTCTTGTCCTATCCTTTTGGAATCTTGTTTACATCTGTAAGCAAAATCAGAAATAGATTCGTCTTCTTCTTTCTCTAGAGTAAGTGCAGAGTTTAATGCTTGATTAATCTTCCAGTTTTCTAATGCAGGTTTGGCTATCATACCTAACACAGTAGTAACCGAAGGAACTAAGTTATCTTTCTTAGCATCTCGAAGAGTAGTGTTACGTTCTTTACCGTTAGCTCCAATGATAGTATACATTGGTTCACCTGTCTGGGTATACCAGTGTCCTGATTCGGCTGGTTTTTTCTTAGCCGACAGTTTATTATATACATCTTGATCGGTTGTGTCAATAGTTTTTTTAGGTTTAGTCATATTATTTTTGTCTGTGGTTTATCCAAGCTAGTTTTCTTGTAACAGGATTAAACTGTAACAGTTGTACGCCTAATTGTTTTTGTATTTCATTACGGCTTTGACACTTAGTTACTTTATTACCTGTTCGTTTATGTTGTTGTGGTTGTGCTGTTTTAACATCAACAAATGTAGTCTCTCCATTCTTCATTGCTATCATATCTATAGGTCCAGTACATCCGGTATTTTTAAATACCTCATATCCGTTATCCCATAACCATGTTACTGCGTAGTACTCAGCTAGATCACCTTTCCTGCTACTGTCGTTCGGTTTAATATACACCATTATAACTCCTCCTGTGGTTTAAAAATTTCTTTAATAAAGTTTTCTATACTACTTGCTTGATAGTAAGTTTCATTATAACTACCGTCAACATACATACTTCTCCATTTACCAGTTCCTATAATGTAATCATATGTATATCTTCTTTTGTTACCTTTGCCATCTTTTCTAGGTATAGATTTAGTAGTTAAAGTAGCCCTATCTTTTTTTATTTTGTATTCTATTTGTTCATCTTCCAAAAATTTCTTTACTTCTTTCTTGGTTTCTGTTTCACTTTTAAATGTAGGTTTATCAGCTAATAAAAATCTAGTATAAAAATCTTCTATGCTTTTAGATGTGTAGTGTTTATTGGGATAACCACCCTCCTTCCAAGGTGCCCACCTTCCTGTGGTAGAAAAGTAACAATATTTCTGATCATTAAAATACACCCAAAACATAGTTGACCCAGCTCCTCTTGTTAATTCATATTCAATATCTTTACTCCGTAAAAAAATAATTACATCCTCTACAGTTTCATCTGTACTGTGACTAAATAGAACTTCTCCCTTTGAATTTTTTCTATTAAAACTCCAATTATATTCTTTTTCTTTAATGTGTCTCACTCCAATTACCTCCTACTTTGTATTCGCCATCCATAGGACAACGTAGATTAAAATGTTCACCTGCATCTATAATACATTTGACTGCCATCTCTCCAACAAAATCAGCCTGTGATTCTTTGACTTCGATCTGCCACTCATCATGTATATTAGCAACAAACCTATAGTCAATGGTATTAAGTTTTAATATATCATCTAACATAATTAATGCTTTCTTCATTAAGATAGCACCTGCTCCTTGAAGCAAGGTATTTAATGCAGCATGTTTGTTTCTAATGTAAAGCTTCCTACCGTCTATCCCCTTGAGGAACGTTTTTGTAGCTGCTCTGTCAACTCTCTCCTTAAGAGTTCGGTATGCTGGTAGACTACTAAGAAAGCGTTCTCGCAACTGTTTACCTGCTGTTCTGCTTCCTTTAATGATGCTTCCAATCTTCTCATCTCCGGCACCGTAAACGAGGGCGTAGATGAAAGTTTTTGCCTGATCTCTTGATTTAAGACCAGCAAAGTTTTGGTTAGCTGTGTGAATGTCTCCGTTAATAATTTCATTTACATACTCCTTATCGTCCATATAATGTGCTAACATACGTAGCTCTAATCCACTTGCGTCTACACCTACAAGTTTGTATCCGTCCTTAACAATCCAACAAGACCTGCATTCTTTACCGTATGGGCTACCATGTGAAGGTACTTGAGCAACNTTAGGATTTCTNTGAGCCATCCTACCTGTGATCGTACCATTAGGAATAACAAATCCATGTACTCTGCCATCATCCTTGACAGCTTCAACCCATGAATCAATCTGAGCTATACGCTTTTGCAACAATAAAAAGTCTGCAATAAGTTTAGCTTCATGGATGTGTGTGATCTTGGATAAAGTTTTCTCATCAACAATAGGTTGTCCAGTAGGTGTAAACCTATCAGGCTTCCAACCAAAGTCAATAAGATATTCTCCAATCTGTTTACGAGAACCAAGATTAAACTCTTGTAAAGTTTGTCTCATAAAAGGATTGTAGTTATCTGTATCTAAACAATGTTGATATTCTTCGTCAGTCATACCACGCTTAGATAGATTGCCATCTTTCTTTATGTAGGGTGTGACTTGTTTTGTGTCTACCCACTTAGGTTTAAACGTTTCGTGTACCTCTGATTCAATCAGTTGTTTCTTTTCTCTGAGTTCTGCCAACAAGCCAAGAGCTAATGGCATATCAAACTCAAACCCATCAGCTTCTTGTTGCTTCATAATCTTAGCAACTCCCTGCTCAATGGATATACAATCTTTCTCAAAGCCTCTAGATTCTTTTCTAAGTTCTTCTAAGACTTTGGTATTTAATTCTACATCTCTTACACAATAGTTCATCATCTCTTCTGAATAATTGTAGTAGTCTTCGAACTCAATCTTAGGGTATCCAAGTTTGTANCCCCANGTTGNTAGNCTATGACCACCATCCCTAGTAGGATTGAACAGTCGAGATAAGACTAACGTATCAATAACTTCTATAGCACTAAGGTCTACTCCTCCAAACTTTTCTACTAAAGGTATGTCAAACCCTATGATGTTATGTCCAATCAGACGAGTGGCTGTAGTTAAAAACTTATACCCTTCATCTAAATTATCTGGAGTAAATTTATACACCTCTTTTGTTTCTGCATCTTGAGCAACAAGACACCAAACTTTAGTGGCTTCTAGTCCATCAGTTTCTATATCAAATACTAAGTCCATATTAAAAAGCCTCCGAGGTAGAGTTATNAAACTCTATNTCATCGTTTGTTAGTTCAGATAATCTACCGGTCTCACCGTCATANANAACTCTAGCCGCCAGACCTACATCACCNGTGTATCTTGATTTAAGTACACGAAGTCTTGTAGTCCTAGCTTCATCGGGATCATCTGCTTGTTGATTACGTTCTAAAGCAATCACACAATCTGATAACTGACCGATACTATTAGAGCCACGAAGATGTGAGAGGCTAACCTCTACTCCGTTCTCGTGTCCTTTGTTACCATCAACTCTTCTAAGATGTGATACAAGAATAATCCCTGCACCTGTCTCTTCAACTAAACTTCTAAGCCTAGTCATAATAGAATCAATAGCTCGTCTCTCNTCTCCATCNTGTACAGCACTGACCAGCATATGTAAATGGTCAATGACCACCCACTTACAGTCACATCCTATAATCATAAAGCGAAGCTTGGTAAAGATATCATCAATGTCATTGGTGCCAAAGTGTGAGTGAACCCATACTCTGTTTTTATTCTCACCATCATATAAGATATCAAACATCTTATCAAGTTCTTCTTTAGAAAACTTCTCACGTTCTTCATCAACGTATAGTCTTGCGTTAGCTTCAATGGAAAGTATACCATCAATGGTACGTCTCCAATCTTCTTCTAATGCAATGATACCTACGTTGTCTGTAGTACTTTTAATAAGATGATGTTCTAGTTCTCTGGTTACACTAGACTTACCAAGTCCTGTACCACCTGTTAAAGTAACCAAGCTCTCCCTGTCTTAAGCCATACAGCTTTTTGTTTAGTCCTTCATAAGGATAGGGTACGCTTGGTTTCTTCTCTCGGTTATGAAACTTCTCACGTTGTTCCGATACATTGATAACACCAGAGGGTGTGTATACCTTCGAAGCCCACCAAGATTCAACAAAATCTTTGTGCTTATTGCTACGAAGCATATCGTTAGGGTCTTTGAAACCATTAGGAAGTGTGAGTATCCTAGCCTTGCCCGGTTTAAATAACCTAGCAACTTTAACCGATGCTTCTTTACCAGCCTTGTCNTTATCNAATGCAATGATTACATTCTCAAACTCTTCAAAGAACTCTAAGCTTTCTTTGATATCTTTGACGGCACCTTGAGCACCACGTTTAATGGATACGACAGCCCACTTACTACCTAGTAGTTCGTAAGCCGCCATAGCATCACACTCCCCTTCGGTTATGGTGACATACTTGCCACCCTTGAATAGCTGTTGACCGAATAGTCCGGTATCGTTATAGCTACCAGAAACAAAGAAATCTTTACTAATAGTATTCCTATATTTCGTAGCAGATAATTCATGTCCATTGTAATATGGATACAAATGTTTAACGACCTGACCCTTCAAGTCTTGCACAGCCTTAACACCATACTTCTGTGCTGTAGCCTGAGAGATTTTACGATCTGTCAATGCCATGAAGTTACCTTCAAGCACACTGTCTGGTTGTTTTTGTTGTGTTGTTTGTGGTTCTGTCATAGTCTTTCCTTCACATGCGTTATTGTAATTAGGCATAAATTCTCCACAACTGAAACACTTTGCCGAACCGTCTGCGTTGATACCAACAGCATCACTGCTCGGACAAAGTGGACAGGGTTGTTTCAACTTATCCCAAGTTTTATCTTCCATAGTAGCCCTCCTAAAGACTAAGATTTATCGTCGTCTGTTTCGTCCTCCATTACCTCTGGCTCTGGTAGAACAATAGCTTCATCTCTACTCTTAAGTAACTCTTCTAAGTTAGCTCGATGAGTACGACTTGCAAAGTCTAAAGCTTCAATAATGATCTGTAGGTTACCGACCTTCTGTACAACAACAGTAGCTTCTTGCTTTACAGCATCATCACTAATGTTATTAACATCAAAGTTAGTAACCACATCTTCATTCGTAATAGTTAT